TCCTCATGGGATCCCAGGTGGCCATGTTCAAAAAGGTGGTGGCAGGCAACCGGATCAAGGCTGAGCGCAAAGGATATGATCCTTTTGACTTTGATCCTTATGTGAAGCTGCTGTTTTCGGCCAATGAGATACCAAGGATGAGAGACAGAGGTAATGCTGTCCTGGACAGACTGATCATCATTCCATTCAATGCTGTCTTTGATAAGAGCCAGAAGGACTATGATCCCTTCCTGAAGTACAAGCTGGTGGAGAAGGAGCCGGTGCAGTACATGATCAGGATAGGTGTGGAAGGACTGAAGAGAGTACTGGATCCATCACATGGATTCACTCAGGCTGTAGTGGTCAAGCAGAAGATGGAAGAGTATGAGGAAGAGAATAATCCTATCCTGGCATTCCTCAAGGACCTGGATCCGGAAGTAGATATTATTGGTGAGCCTACATCAGATGTGTACAGAAGGTACTCACTCTTCTGTCATGAGAATGGTCTGACACCAGTAGGTAATAAAGTATTCGGTAAGCAGATCTTCTCTCTGCTTGGTATTGAGTCAGTGCAGAAGAAGGTCAATGGTAAGAATAGGAGGATATACACAAGATGAAAGTAGTTATATCTAATATGCAGAAGAAGCCAGAGCAATGTGCTGACTGTCCTATCTGTGACTATGATGATGACTGTCTCCTGCTGCCTAAGCATTATGAAGACTGGGATAGTATGTATAAGGACTGTCCTCTCAGGGAAGTCTCTCAGCCTAATCCTTATAATGCTGTGGTGCAGCTTCTGATGTACTTTGATCTGCATACTGAGTGGCATGGTGATATCTATGAGCTGGCTCAGTACATCTGTGATCTGTTTAAGGATGGAGCTTATGATCCGGGAGAGAAGGTACTGGAGGTAGAGTGATGATAAAGATACTGGCTGTATTTGTTATTGGTGTACTGGTGGGAGCAGTAGGTGTGATGACTATTAGCTGCCTGGTGGTGGAAAGTATGAACAGAGACAGAGAACTGACAAAAGAAGAATGGAAGATGGGGATCCATCCTGATCATGTAGATAGTGGTGCTGCATTCATTATGCTGCTGTACATGGGTAGTGCTGTGATCTTATTTGGTGCTTTATTACTTGTTATAGGTAACAGGTAACAAGAAGGTAACAAGAAATGGTAACAAGTGAAAGCCTTGAAAATACTGGAGGTAACAAGAGGTAACAAGAGATTGTAACTTCTTATAAAAATAAATAAGTAACTAATAAAAGAAAAATATATAAGAGTATATAGTTTTCTTGTTACTCTTGTTACCT